TCCGTGTGCAGATACAGCAAAGCATCAGGACGGTCTTGAGCGAAAATAGCGAACGCCAGAATGTTCTCACCGAAGGACTTGCGTGAAGGGTTCTGACCTTTGTTCGCTGCATTCATCATCACAACAAACCTGTCCTCATCCACCTCCATCAACTGTCTGCCAGTGAACTCACCACGACCATTGTTCAACTTAGGTGTAGGAACAAACACATCCTCAAACGCATGAGGCGCATACATCGCATCAACACCCGCATTCTGCAACATGTGCAAACCAAACTTAGACATCGCAATCGGTTTCACATTCTTACGCTTACACCAAGCCACCACCTCTGGTGGACAAGGAGCATGATCGATAGGAACCCACGAAGCGATATTCGGAACCTGCTCCAACGATGGTGACTTCAACACCCACACATCGAACAACGTCATCAACATCGCAGGAATATCACGATTGCCATTCGCCCAATCCATCCAATGCGCAACCAGCACATCATCGGAATATGGTGACATACCTCTTGGGTAAAGTTTTATCCCATTCCAAATAGAAGACATGCCCTCAATGCCATACATCGCATGGATGGCTACTTCGTGTTTTTCTTTGATGAGCCTTTGGACGACTTGCGCTGTTTGGGTTCCGTACCCTGTCGGGGCGAACGGGGCGTTCGAGTACCAGAGGATTCGTAACGATTCGGAAGTGGAAGGTCTGCTTGCTCTGGCAAGTTGGCTACTCCCCATCGGAGCAATATCTCTGCTTCCAGGTCTGGTAGTTCTACCGGTGTGTTTTTGATTATGACGAGCATTCGGCACCGTCTTCTCCTTCGCAGGTCGCAGGGTGGAAAATGAATGAGGGTAGGTCGCCCTGCGTGTTCGACCTACCCTCAAACTTACACCGATATTGCTATCGGTTGCACTACCTTCAACTTATGGTTGGAGGAGGTGCTTGATGTGTGATGTCTGTGGCAAATCGCCATCGACACGGAATGTCGCACGGAACGTGACGAGACCTGCATTGAATGCGAAGTCATCGGAACGATCCAGCTTCAAACCACCAACCGTGCGTACATAGTACGAAGGGAGGTGTCCAACGATGACAGACTTGGTGCCTGTTGCTACGTCAACCATTGATGGGTTCTCGTAGATTGGCTTGCCAAGCAGCATGTCTGGTGAGTCCATTGAAAGAGCAGGCTGGAATACATAATTCCCAGCAACGTCCTTCAACTTGCGAACTGCACCAACCGACTTGCCATTCATCATCCAACCAACACCTGGAAGGTTGCGAGCTGCACCATCAAGGCTGTAGAGGAGGTCGATGAGGTTGTCTGCGGTGAAAGCAGTTGCGGTACCTGCGGTGCCACCAACAGCCGATGCGGTCACGATGCCGTTAGGTGCATCAGTTCCCGAACCAACAGTCAATGCTGAACCAACAGCGTAACCGAGTGCGTTTCCAACCTGGTCACCCAAGAATGACAGCATGTCCACGCCAGCGTCTTCGAGCAGTTCTTGTGAGACCTGTACGAGGAAGCTGTACTTGTATGCGCTCAAGGTGATGAACGAGTTGAATACTGGATCGGATTCGCCGATTGCTGAACCTTCGCCAGTTACCGTGCCAACCGAGTAGGTGGACAACGATGGGATTTGAAGGTTTTCGCCACCTGCGGTGTTCAGAACTGTTGAGGTCTGAAGTACCGGAGCGATCAAGCGAGCCTTCATGATTACCTGGTCGTAGAACGACGTAGGTACTGGTGCGCCTGTGCTGGACTTGATGATGTCACGACGCTCAAATGAGTGGCTGCGCTTCTCGCCAAGGAACAACGAACGCAGGCTAGCTGCATCGTCGCTTACTTGTACACCGGCAACAGGACGAACCTGGTCAGCGATTTCACGGGTTGCTGCATCCATGCGAAGTTCACGAGCTTCGTCTTCACGAAGTTTTGCGATGGTCTGCGCACGCTCATCCAATTCCTTCGAGATGCGCTCGTAGGTTTGGGTTTCTTCTGCTGTGAGATCACGCTTCTCTGCGGTGGCCTGATCCAAGATTGACTTGGCTTCATTCCATGCACGATTGCGAATCTCAACCTGACGGTCAATATATTCTTTCATGATGTTTTCCTTCTCCCCGTAGGGATGATGTTGAGTGATTGGATACGCAGGGGATTTAACTTAAACCTGGTACGGCTCCGTACACAGCAACATCGAAGGTGGCTCCACTCATTCGACGCAGTAGAAGAAGATTACTAGAAGTTCTTCAGCAATTCAAGATGCTTCGCCAACACACCAACGCTCGCAGGAGCGGACTCTGGTGCTGGTTCAAGTTTCGCAACCGTTTCACGCAACAACGCTGCATGATCTGGCGCAAGTGTCTGACCTGATTCCAATGCGGTGATAGCGACAGCGAGCTGATCGGCATCGATACCGGTGCGGGTTGCCAACGCATCAAACGAGCGAACCTGTGCTGAGGTCGCTGCATATGCTGGGAACCCTGTAACAACCGAAACCTCATACAAGCGAATCTGCTTGAGTTCACGACGTGAACCATCATCAGACCAACGGTCACCACCTTGAGGAACCGTGAAACCAAACGACATCGAATCCACGTCGCCTCGTTGCATCAGCACCGACAGGTCACGCCCAACCGAAGTGTCAGGCAGGTCAGCGTCAACATAGAGGCCTTTTGAGTCTTCAACTAGACGGACAGTCTTTGACTTCGTTGTACCTAACAGCATCGATGAGTCATGGTTCATGTACATACGGATATTGTTACGGGACTTCAACGACTTAGCGAATGCGCCAGGCATAATGCGCTCGATGAATGGCAACGGCTCTGAGTCGGAGTTGAATACGGCAGCATAACCAGAGAAGGTCATCCCGTTCCCTGATGCGCCTGCACGAAGTTCAAACTGGTTGAATGTGATGCGCCGTGTTTCTACCTGTTCACTCATACCTGAAACATTACCAAAGTCGGGTTGACTCTTGCGATGAAACGCAAACGAACGGTCATCATCTTCTTCTTCTTTGATGGCCTCAGATTTTGATTCAAACCAATCCATCGCAGGTTGTGGGTCGAGTGGGTTGATTCCCCACAGGTAGAACGCAACAGCACCGGCACCAGGGAACTCGTCGTTGTCAGCGTCAGAGTTCTTTGGTGCATCCAAATCCACCATGTGTCGTGCAGCCCAAGCGTTCGCTCGAATCACTTTGTCTTCTGTGATCCGACCAGCAGCCATCTCACGAGCTTCACGCACAGTCGAAGCAACAATTCCCGCACCCGCCAACTTCTTCCCGTAATAGTCCAGCCCTTTACGTGCAGCCGATTTGATGTATTCAGGTAAGTCAAGATTGACCTGACGGTCTTCGTCATCCATCTCATCCATCTCATCTTCGTCTTCAATCTCTTTGGGTTGCCAAGCGTTACAGTAGAACCCGCCGTCAACATAAGCATCCCAACGTTCGCACCATGCTTTGAGATTGTCACCTTCGCCTTGAATCATCTCTTCGTTGAAGAATGCACAGTTTCCACAGGCACGGCCTTCAGGCACATCTTCGGCTAATGCCGGACGATAGTTGTCTGGCAAAGCCCGCTCACCACCTGGTTCAATCTCTT